ATTGCCAGTGGTTGGTGAGGTGAACTTGAATGGTTAAACTTCAAGATTATTTACCAGAATATTATGACAATGTCTATGAGATGCAGAAGTTAGTTGCTGCAGAACAAGTTGATTTTGGTAATTTTGATGACCTGGTGTTTAGAACGTTACTTAATCAATTTGTATTTCAAGCTGATGTAGATGGAATCTCAATGTTTGAGGACCAACTGGGGATTGATGCGAACCCAAATGATTCACTGAAAACCAGAAGATACAATGTTTTGATGCGCTTGTTGCCACCCAAACCGATAACTATTAAGTATTTCAATGAACTGCTTCATACATTGGACGTACCAGCATCGGTTAATGTTGAATATGCAATTAGAAATGTAATTGCCAAAGCAAAAAGAAGTGAGATTAGTAAGGACCAGATTAAACGTTTGAAATATTTATTGAACGTTTATCTGCCTGCTAATCTCACTTTTAAAATTATTACTACTTCAGATACTAAGACTAAGTTAAAAATGTTTGTTGGTGTTGCTACTAATTCAGAGGTTGATGTTATTTCAAAACCTAGATTAATAACACATGCTGAATCGACAACTAAAGTTTATGCCGGTTCTATTCCATCTCAAGTATTTGTTATGGCAAAATCAAGAGCATTGATCAGAGATAATACAGAATCAAATTTAAAACAGTTTGTTGGCTCAACCGTTCCACAAATATCAATTGAAGTTAAAACATATCCAAAGGAGTTGAATACATTTGTCTAAATATAACGAAACGATTCTAACCAATAGTGGTTTAGATTTAGCCAGTAGAGCAGCTAATGGTAAAACAAAATTTACTATTACTAAAGCAACGTCTACTGCTGATGACTTAACTGCTATGAGTGAATCGGATTTACAAAAATTAACATCACTACCCAATGAAATTCAAACTGGTTCTATTACTAACCAAGATGAAAATATTCCTAATAGTAATTCTGTGATTGGGACTGAGATTCTATTCACTAATCAAGGTATTGATAAAGGGTATTCAGTTAACGCCGTCGGTTTGTATGCCAAGGAAGATGGTAAGGATGAAGAAATTCTTTATGCATTGAATACGGCTATTGAACCTGAATTTATGCCAGATTTTGCAGACCAAGTATTGTTACAGTTTAAAATTACTATGTATGTCATTGTTGGTAGAACTGATAATGTGACTGTTATTGTTGACCCAAGTGGCATGGCATCAAAGGATTACGTTAATACTAAGATTGATGAAATTGATGTGAATGACAAAATCCAAGATGACGAAATCAATAAGAAATTACAGAATAAACTAGTTTATACCGATAACAAGAGCAAAGATAAAAATGCTGTAACACAAATTGCTGAAGCAATTGGGTCTGCTGTATATGGTTTCAAAACTATTGATAAAGACGGAAATGTAACAAGTATTTTACCTGATGCTGATTCATTAGTTACTTTGCCAGGCGAATGGAATAACAATTCAGGAGGGAGTACAGATCCAGACCATCCTGCTGCAGGTGTTGATATTTATCCAGGCTCATTAGCAAAAGGTGAAATTACTGAAAGATATTGCTTGTGGCAAGGTGAATCTAAACCAACAGAAGTAACCAATGTGTCATTTAGTCAAGATGTTGGCTCTAAGATGGATAAAGTAGGTGAGGGACTTACTTATTTATTCCATATTCAGCGAACGGCAATTAATAAGGGATTAAAGGGTGATGTTACAAATATTGAATTTAATTATGATCCTAATAATTCTGCCAAAGACGGATACTTTACAACAACATCACCGGTTCCTGCCTATATTAAAGCAGCTAATTTGAAAGTAGATGAGGAACAAGTTATTACTTTTAATGGTATTGGAGAAAATTTAACAACTATTAAGAATCATCAATCACCTGGTATTGGATTTACTTTCAAATCTGACAAAACAATGGATATCAGACCCATTCAAGGATTTGATAACGATGGCGCAGCAGACGGAATTACTGGTTATACATATGATGTAATTGTTGAAGTAATAGCAAATTACAGTACACAAAGTGCTGTACAACAATTGCCAGATACAATTAATTTATTTACCGGTTCAGCAAGTGGCGATGTAGTGCTTTCAGGCTCAAGTAATTTTTTTGAGAATATCATGGATGGCATTGAAATAACATTTGATCCATATTTTCTATATCCAGGTACTAGAGAACCCGACCACGACCGTGGACCTGTTTCTTCGACTGGATTCCCCTTATCTATAAAAGTCCCCAAAGAAAGATTAATAAATGGAAGTCGTTTAAAAATATTTGAAGTATCTAATTTTAAAACAGGTTACGTATATGTGGGACGACTTTCTAGTGGTAATTCATATATTTTTTGGACAGGAATAAAGAACAATATGTTGACGATAAAAAATTCTGCAGTAAATATAGATACCTCAATACTTGCAGGTCATTATGATAGAGCGGGTATACCAAGTGGCACTTCGACTATTTATCCTAAACCTACTGAATGGGCACCATTTGTGAGAATTAAAAAAATAACACCATATAAAAATTAGGAGGTTGGATATGAAGATAGCAATCACTTTAAATGAAGACCGTTCGATTAATGAAACCAATGAAACAAATGAAGATGCGGCTATTAAACAATCCAAGTTTGATGGTTGGTTTCTAGTAGATAGTAATTCATTTTTTATAGAATCTGAAAAACATCTTTGGACAGTCAGAGAATCTGATAATGCACTGGTTCACATTGCAACTAATCAAACACCTGAAGAAGAAAAAAATGCGATAATAACTCAGTTAACACTTCAAAACTTATCTTTATCAAATGACATTTCGGATTTGAAGAAACTAACAAAAGCTCAAACACTCCAGTCATTACAAGATGCTAAGGATAAATCTGAACAGAAAGAAGTTATCACCGGATTAACGAAAGAGATTTTAGAATTAAAAAATAATGCTACAACAGAAACTAAATAATTGGAGGAATTAATTATGAATGCAGCTATGTTGAAAATTGTCTGGAGTTGGGGAACTTTGAAAGCCTCAGATTTAACAGACTATGTACCTGGTCAAATTTCAGTAGAGGATTTCAAAGATATTACAGGTGAAGAATATAAAGGGGAAGGTTAGCAAATGCTAGCCTTTTTATTTTGGGGTGATGCGAGTTGAAATATTTAAAAAAGAATCATTTTTGGTTTCTAACTGGAATGGAAACATTTGCCCTGGGGTTATTGTTTATTTCTAATGGTAACTTCATTGATAGGCCACCAAGTTCACCACCATTCATTGCTAACGTTGATGATCCACCATTTGCCATTGCTTTGATTATCGTGGGTATGTATACGATGTTTTCATGTTTTGATGTATTGCACCATTCAAGAAAAGAGTTGATAACATTTGTACTTCTATTCGTTTGGACGTTCTACCTTGTGATTTTCTCAATCCATGACTTTACATCACCAGTATTCATGCCAAAGTTCACCACTATCTTTATTTTATTTATTGTTGTGAGAATTTTGTTTGAAGCATTCTGGAGCAATCCGAATGATTGAGACAATTCAAGTTGCAATTTCCGCGGTGGTTGGTGGTGTGGTTACGGGGGTATTTGGTGTTTGGTTACAGCGAACCAAGAATAAAGGTACAAATGAAAGTGTGTATGCTGATCATACTCAAGAGTTGTTTGATCGGTTGGATAAGATAACTCAAGAACGTGATGATCTAAAAGAACAGGTAATCAAGCTAAATAATCTTGTTCAAAAGCAAAGTAATATTATTGATTCACTTAATGAACAAGTCGGTAAGTTAAATGAAAAGTTTGATTCAATGGAGGAAAAGTAAATGGAAATTATTGAAGGATTAAATTTGATTGATGTAACTCAATTAGTGGTGATTGCCATTTTGTGCTACGTACTGACTAACTCAATCAAAAATACGAAGGTAGTCGATACTAAATGGATGCCGTTTATCTCAATGGCATTAGGTTTGGTAATTGAGATAAACGGCAACACATAGTGCTGGCTATCGGGCTGGCGCAGCAGCCACACGCCGGTAGCCACTCGCAATAGCGGGGCCAGGGTTTGCGCCAGTTTGTTGACCTCCACAGTGGCCAGTTCATGGGCGTGGTACGGCGGCGGGGCCTGCTCGGCATTCGCCTGTTGGTGCAGGCGGTCGGCCAGTTGTCG